CAAGAAAGAAAATAGTAGATGCACTAGTAGAAAAATTAAAAGGAATTAATGGGATACACCCATATAATTCTAACGTATTTAATAATGCTCATGGACACATGATATTTTTAGATCAAATCCAGGAATACCCGAAAGTTTGTGTAATCGCTGGAGATGAAGCTAGGCAATACCAGCCTGGTGAATTTAAGTGGAGATTCTTACAGTTAGACATAAGAGTTTATGTTGAAAATCAAGAAGACTCACAAGAAGCTTTAGCTATTTTAATGGAAGACATTGAAAGAGTTATAGACGACAATGATATTCTAGCTTATGATACAACAGTAAGCCCGAATTTAAAAACAACTTCCTTAACTTTGTTGTCGCTCTCTACAGATGAAGGAGTATTAGCTCCTCTCGGAATTGGAGAAATGACAATAGAGTGTAGGTACTAATCGAAATTACAAAGCAGGTAAATATCTAGCTAAGTACTTTCAAAGACGATAAAATAGGAGAAAAGCAATGGCTTTAAATCTATCAAGAAATACCAAAGTATTCGTTAGTTCAGCTAACGGAGTTCCTACTGCGGGTGGCGGAATCTTAACTGCATATATTAATGCCAAAGGATCTGACTATGCTGTAGGAGATATCGTAACTCTAGGTACTACTTCTGGTTCAGGAGCAAATGCAAAATGTATAGTTCTATCTGTTGACGGTAGTGGTGGCGTATTAACAATCGCTATCCCAAACAACTTTAGAGGTAATGGTTTTGTTGCTGATGAAACCGCACTGGAAACTGCAGTAGAAAATTATGCAGGATCTGATAATAGTAATGCTGCAGCTTTGCAGATTACAGTTAAAACTGTGACTGGAACTACTACACAAGAAGGAGCAAGAGCAGGAACAGGTCGATTCAAAGGAAACGAAACTGACTGTAATACTTTTAGAATAGGTGTATTAGACGGATACAGCTTCTCACAGGGTTCTGAATCTACTGATGTAACAATCAATGAAGCAGGTGCAAACCCAAATAGAGGATCAAAAAGATTCAACGACTCTTTACCACCAGCCGAATGGTCATTCAGTACTTATGTACGACCATTTGTACATGGTTCAGCAAGTTGGAGAGCAAACGGAACTTTCGACATGGTTGAAAACATTCTGTGGTCTGCATTAGCAGGAACAGGATTATCCGATGCTACAGGTTCAGCAATCGCTACCAGTACTGGTTCAGCGAATGGAGCGTTAGTCGATTTCATAGAATCAGACAAACACGAACTTTTAAAACTAAATATATTCTTTGCACTAGAAAATACAACATACAGACTCAATGACTGTCAAGTCAATGGTGCTGAAATAGACTTTTCTATTGACGGAATAGCACAAGTAGCCTGGTCAGGTAATGCAACAACTATCGACCAAGTAACAACAGCATATGAAGATCCTTCTAAGTATCAAATCGAAGCATATGATGCCGATGGAGCGAGTTTAACTCACTCAAGTGGTAACACTGATACTTACGTAGAAACTTACAACTTTGCTGACGCAGTTGGTCCACAAGATGCGGACTATCTTAGAAATAAATTATCTTCACTATATCTTGACGCAAACGCGCAAGGTGGTGGAAAAGCTTCTGGTGGTTTAGATAACAGAACTTATGATATTAATATCACAGGTGGCTCAATATCTATCCAAAACAATATTACTTATGTAACACCAGAAACAATCGGTATCGTAGATAAACCAATTGGTTCGTTCTCAGGAGCGAGATCTATCTCAGGTTCGTTAAACATGTACTTGGATAACAAAGCTAATGGATCTAACCAATTACTTTCAGACTTATCAGATGCTAATGACCTTGTAACAAACGTGTTTGATATGCGTTTATACATGGGTGTAGCAGGTGCAGTAGGTTCTGAAGGAGACGCAATGGAGGCAAATGACTTTACAGCCCCAGGCGTAGAATTTAATTTACCAAGAGCTCATTTAGCAATACCAGCTATTGAAGTTGCAGATCTAATTTCTGTGTCAGTCGAATTTATGGCTCACGGAACAGATCTACTAACTGGAGATGAAATGAAAGTCAAATACTTAGGTGCAACCTCTCACACTCAAAGCGGCTACGCTTCGACAGGTGCTAGAGCAGTAGATGCTTAAGTAAGATGTCTTATAGTTTTCTCAAGGAGAGTAAGCTATTTATAGTATATAGCGGAACGAAGCATAGAATTCATACTTCTTCCGCTATATCTTTTTCGCAAACATTTGCAAGCGATTCGTTCTCAGTAAAGACTCTGCACGATCAATCAAAAATGTTTGAAGGCGCAACTATAACGAAAGCCAACCCGGCTAACTTTGAATTTGATGTCCCTCTCACAAAAGAAAAAGATGAAAGTATAATAATAGATTTGTTGAGCGATGTAACTGCTGGGCAGTTAAAATCTTTTGATATCTATTTACAAAGTAATCAGAGTCTTTTTAAATTAGAAAATGCAATAATAACAGGAGGAGCAATTGATTTTAATCCAAATAATCCTCTTACTATTAGATTGCAAGGAGAAGGAACTAAATTTTCAAAGGTCGGTAACGAAAGTTATACCATTCCTGGCTCGGCTCATTCAGAGTCTGCCACAAGAACCCCTTTGATGGTTTACCCAGTTGTTTCAGTAGACAGCTTAGATATGAATAATATTACTAGCGCTACTGTTAATATACAAAATAATATTGACTGGACACCATTTGAAACCCTCCAAAGCAGTTTATCAGTTACTGATGCAAGTAACGTTATGCGTGCGTCTAATTACACGGTATCTAAGAGATTAATATCGGGAGCTATATCTCAAT